CTGCCGGCGGCGAATCAGGCCGGTGTCCGTCGTGCTCTGGATCGACGGGTGATCGGCCGAGAGCATGGACCGCTCGTAGTTGAGGTCGCGGTCTAGGAAGCCGATCTCGATCTGGTTGAAGCGCGAGTTCGGAGAGATGTACTCAATCTCGAAGGAGCCCTCTTCCACCTGCGACGGCCCGACCATATCGACCACGGGCCGAGGCTTGTGCACCTTGACCTTCACGCTCTTGCCGACGCGGATCGGAACCGCGCGTGCGCTCTGGCAGACCAGAGTGATGGCATCCCACGCAGAAGTCGCCTCGTCGAGTGCGCCGTCGAACTGGAAGCGCGGGTGACGAGTCTGGATTGTGCCGGCCATCGTCACGCCCTGAGCTAGCAGAGTCTGCGTCAGCGGCCACGGCGCGTCGCCCGTGTACTCGACCGCGATGATGTGCGGCGCGATGGTCGGCTTGACGATCTTGATGATCTTGTAGCCGCCGGTCGTACTAGTGTTGTTGATGTCCGCGTAGCCACCGACAACTGGCAGGCCGTACACGCCGATATAGTCGCCGACCTTCACCGTGTCAGGAATCGAGTCCTTCGGCACATAGAAGTACAGCGCGTTCGTCTGGTAGGTCACATCGAAGTCGTAGACGATGTTGGCCCAAGTCTGCGCCGAGCCCGTGAGGTAGGTCGCGTTGTACGGAGTCGTGTAGCCGCTCTGGTTGTAGACGACTTCGTCGCAGTACGCGGCCCAGTCTGCAAACGACTGCACATCTATGTCGGTGTTGTCGAAGGTGTTGCCAAGTCCCCAGTCCTTGTTGAGCAGCATGTCGCAGACGATCCACGCTGGGTTCTGCGAGTAGATGCGGTCGAAGGTCGGGAAGCTGGTCGATGTGCCATCCCACACCGGCACCTGACGACCTTTCACCACGGAGGTGACATTCGGGATGTTGCCGTTGATCTCGCTCGTGGCGCGGGCCTTCACGGCCAGCAGAGGTGCGCTCGGGTACTGGAACGGCTCAAAGTCCAAGAGCCGTAGCAACTGCCACCGCTGCTGATCCGCGAAGCGTGTGCTCGTCGAGTCCTTGAACTGACGCAAGACCTCGATCTTGTAGCGGCTACGCTTGACGGCAGATGTGCCCACACTTGCTTCGATGTAGGAGACATTGGACAGCGTCGTAACGCTCGTGCCATTGTCGGCGACATTGGTCAGCGTGTTGCCGTTTCCAGACGAGTCGGTTGTGCTCTGCTGATAGAAGGCAACGGGGTTTAGGTTAGCATTGATCTTCCTGCGACCGTTGCCGTTGTTGTACTGGTAGATGATCTCGCTCTCCGGCATCGCACTCTTGTAGACCGCGACATTGCACAGACGGCCATTCAAGCCCGGGCCGTTGATGCGGAAGGTGCCCGTTGAGAAGCTCGGCAGCACGCATTGGTCCGTTGTCAGTTGGTCGACGATCTTGAGGCTGTCAATGTAGAGACGCACGCGGCTGAGTGTGCCTTGCGCGTTCTTCTCGTAGATGGCAACGAGGTGGTGCCATGTGTAGATGTTGTTTGCAGCAGTATTGTTTGGGCCATAACGCGCACCACTGCTTACAGAATCTGGCAAGCCTACAATGCGCACCAACTCGGTCACATCGCCTTTCACAATGAACGAGGCATCCGCTCCGACTTCCGTGAACGATCGAGTAGCGGAACCCGTTCCAAAACTCACGAACGGGACAGAGCGAGTAACGGTCTGACCCGGCTGCGGCGTGTATGTCTTACTAGTACAACCGACACTGAATCCTGTATTCGTGCCAAGGAAAGACAGCCAAGTTCCGCTCGTAACTGTATTCATAATATAGGCACCCGGAAGCGATGTTGCAAAGCCAGACAACGCCCCGATGGTTCTAGCATAAAAGAACATCTCGACCGTGAACGACTCACAACTTCCAGATGTCGTCCACTCCGGGCCAGTTGTAGGAACTGTAAGCCCAGTTCTTGAAAGGTACGGATCGCCAACTTCAACGCTTGGGCCGATAACGCTTGTGACCGATATCTCACCACCGGCGTTGAAGTCCAAGTAGCTGCACAAGCCGGGACGCGTGAAGGTCTGCGGGTCGTACAACGGGAAGCGGATGTCGTACGCGATTCCCGGAGCGTACTTCTTGTAGTAGCGGAACGGGCGCAGACGCACATAGCCGTCGAGGTCAGGGCCACCAGTTGTGATCGGTGAGCCCGTGCCGTCGAGCTCGATGTAGCGAACGGCCACGCCAGTCCAGATCGGGCTTTGCTCACCGTTGTCGTTGGTGTAGCTCGCGCCTTCGGGCAGCAAGATCTTGACCACCGCGCCCTCGGCTAAGTTCGACGCGCCGGCGGAGTAGGTAATGCCGAACTGAGTCCATGTCGAGTTCGAGCTTGTGTTGTCCTCGAGCTTCGTCGGGTCGTTGTAGTTGATGACGGCCTGACTTGAGGCGGCGGTCGTGGTAGGGCCAGCAAGAATGCTGTCCACCGCAACGGACGAGGACGCGAACTCAAAGCCCTCGACAGGGGCTTGGTTGATCGTGCCCATCCGCACCTGCGCCTGCACATCGTCAAGGAACGCCGCGTCCGAGTCGTTCAAGAACAGCACGCCGGGCGGGATAATGCTCGAGCCCACCGTAGACAACAGTGCCACGGTCGAGTCGGTCTGCCCGCAGATCTGCTCGAGCGGCCCTTCGCCAAGGCTCACCAACACTTGGTAGTCCGCGCCGAGCGCACCGTAGTCGTCGACGAACTCGTTGATGATCTGACCGCCGACACGCATCTCGCCGTAGTACAGCGGGATCGGCTCGCCCTCAACGCGTGACGGAACGATGCCTTGGTAGCCGTAGACTGCCGACTCGTTCTCTTCGCGCTTCTTCGGCGGCTTCGGCATCATCGCACGCATGACGACGAACGCGATGACATTGATGACCAGCGCGATCTTCAGCATGGCGATGGTCGCGGCCTCAAGACCACGCGGTGCCATCACGAACGCGATGCGCTCGCCGCTCGTCACCTCGGCATCCCAGTCCAGCTTCTGCGTGCCGCGCACCGCCAGCACATGCGGCTTCTTCTCCAGCCACTCGTCCGGCAGCAAGTCGCAGACGAAAGCACGCGGACGGTCGACGGTGAATCTAGGAGCGTGACGCGCACCCGAGAACACATTCGTGATCAGTACGACTTCGATCATCTTTCAGTCCCTCAAGCGGTAGACGGCCACGATGTTTTGTGCAGCGTGCGCCGGCACGGCCACAACTCCACGGCCACGATGCGCCGTCAAAAGCGTCACGGGCTGGGTATTCCACACAACCACAGACACATGCGGGGTGTCGTGTGCTTTGCCGATCATCTGCAACACCACATCTCCGACGCGGCACTTCGTCACGCAAAGCTCACCGACCGAGAGCGTGATCCAGTCGTCGCGCACGGAGTACAGGTGCGCTCGTAGTGCGCTGGCCTCGGGGTCGGGAGCCAAGCTATCCGGCAGTCGGTCGAAGCGATGCAGCACCTCGTCGCCGTGAATGCGACGCAAGACTTCCCACACCACGCCGAGGCAGTCGATGCCCGTCTTGGGATCGCGGCCGGCTTCCTTGTACGGCGCACGCAGGAGATCGGCGTACAGCGCACGCTTCGCCATGCGCGAGTCGATCGGTCGGTTGGTCGTTGTCATGCCCGCATTCTAGCGGGCCACGATCACCGGCGACCTTGACGCGGGATGCCCGGCCAACCACCGAACCGTGCAGGATGCTGACGGTCAAGGCCGGCAGCGACCTCGGCATCGCCGCGAAGCTCGCACGCCGTCAGGCTCTTAGGACACGACGGGTGCGCGGCAGCGAGTGCCGAGTTGTTCAGGTCGTAGCCGCACCGCTCGTCGCCGTAGCGGAAGCGGCAGTGCCCTCGGATGTAACGCTGACCGGGCAAGGTGGCCGAGGTCAGCGACCTCGAGCCGATAGTCCAAGTGACGCGGTCGAGGCTGGCGCGGCACGACTGAATGTCGCCGAAGAACTTGAGTGCGGATGCTGGGTTGTCGAGCTCGAGCGTGTGCACCAGCTTGATCTCGATCGGCTGGCCGACCAGCCCGTCGTAGTCCTCGAGGATCGACCTGATGAACAGCGACTCGTTGGACACCTGCAACTGCAACGAGGGAAGGTCGCCCTCGGCACTC